CTTGGTTTCAAACTATTTATATAAAAGTCAAATTGAAGTTTCTTGTCTAGATGAGCATTCTTGTTCATCTCGTTAGCATACAGAATGGTATCTGTAAATGACGACAAGCATTTATTAACAATGAAAGGAGGATAACCTTTTACTGCTTCCTGATCATCATCAAGGATTTTCTTTTTTGATTGATTAATGGCATTAAGATAATCTTTTAGTTCGTACTTCATCCAAATACAGCAGTAACACCCATAACTTTAGCGTTAGGATTTCGAGCAAGAGCAACTTCTTTTGCTTCTTGGTAATCCCTAGCAATCACTTCTTCGTGAAACACACGACCAGCGACATACAGTTGAACACGACACTTCATAATTAAATTCCTCCTTCGGTTTCATCAATCATAAACTGGTACTGGGCACCATGGTTGAGGATAGTGCCAGTTCCTGTAGTGGCATAGTCAGGCAAATTGTATTTAAGAAATTCCCTGAAAGTCATTTTCATTTCTTTCTGAGTCATTCCACAATGCTCTGCCGCTTTGGGAAGGTTCATCGTAGCACGAAACAATCCTTCATTAGCCTCACGAACATTCTCTGGAGTAGTTTTTACTTTCATAAGATTGACACTCATTTAAATACAAAATAGCTTTTTCCAAACCAGCAATATTATCACCTAAGTAACCCAACCCCCTATTACAATTATTACACAACCACCCCCTAAATTGATGAGTTTCGTGATCATGATCCATCTTTAATTTTTCTTCTTTTTTTCCACATAGATCACAATTAGCTGGCGGTGGCGGAGCATTTTTTCTAGCTAAGTAAGTTGACTTACCAATTTTTCTTTCACACTCTTTACAATGGGTGTATAAAGTTTTTTCTATAGGTTTCCCCTCACGCATATACTCGGGTCTTATTCTAAATTCAGAATTTTGTTTAGTAAGACCACAGTTACGACATGTTTTCATTTAAACTCACATCCCATCATAATTTCAGTTAAACAAGCAAGAAGATTAATCTCTTGATCAGCAACAATGCTGATGTCCCTCATGTACTTGGCAATAATTAAAACTGCCTCTGGGATAGAAGGACCTTTAAGAGTGTCATAGAGAGCATCATAGATCTTCCTCATGACAATAGCAGGATCGTTGTCGATGTTATCAACAACCCATTTCTTGACTGTAGTAAACTCTTTATTCTTTAGCGACCGTACAAGATCGTCCAGATTAATATCGGCAATGTCAACAAGAATAGAAGAATCAATCCGTCCGTTGGCACTGTGTCTCTGGGTTTCATTGAGTAGTCTCCTCCAATCTGGATAATAACGTCTGATCAATTTGATCAAAACTTTGTCGTCATATTCAATTTGGTTTTCGTCAAGAATATTCTTGAGACGAATAAAGAACTTCGCCTGAAGTTTGTCAACCTCTTCGTTCTTAATCTTAAAATCAATTACCGTACAACGAGAGTGTAGGGGATCAATGATTTTGTTTGGAAAGTTACATGTGAAGATAAAGCGGCAGTTGCCATGAAACTCCTCCACAGCCGTCCTGAGCGAGAGTTGGACATCGCTAGTGGTGTTGTCTGCCTCGTCAATAATGACGACCTTGTGGGCTGCCCCAGAGGTCAATGAGACAGTTGTGGCGAATTGCCTGACCTTGTTCCGAACCGTGTCAAGAAAGCGCCCCTCATCAGATCCGTTGATCACGATGTAGGAAGCGCCAATCTCATCACAGATTGCTTTAGCAACAGTGGTCTTGCCAACACCAGCAGAACCACAGAGCAGAAGATTTGGAATCTCTTTCTGCTCAATAAAACCCTTGAAAGAGTTTTTAATATTCACTGGAAGAATACAATCCTCAAGAGTATGAGGACGATATTCTTCCACCCACAAAAATTTCTTATTCATCAAGGTTCAAGAGCAATGTAATACACAAGGGGCAGGCGACTATGCTTCCATTCTGTAATCAACTTACTGGAAATTTTAACTTCATAGTTGCCAGGAACAAGATTAACATGTTCCATCTTCATAGTCAACTCATACTCTCCAGTGTTGTCTCCGAGAATTTCTTGAGAATAAACATTACTGGTTTCATTTTCTCGATCACACAAGTTAAGAGATACCGTACCACCAGCAGAAGATTTGAACACCAGATCAGGAATGCCATAAACATTCGCTGCTTTACGAAGTGCTTCTAGTTGATCACCAGTGATAGAAAATTCAATGTCAGCTCCAGGAAAATTTACCTTACGATCGGGAGCCGTCTTGAGAGTGATTTCAGGATCCGAGAAATAATATTTGGCACTACGACCATCACCACGAATGGTCAGATACTCAGCATTGTTAAACTCCAGAACTGGATTTTGAAACAAAGAGAGACCAGCAAGAAACTGGTTAAGGTCGTAGATAGCAAATGTTTGGGGAAACTCTTCTTCACAATCATATTGTGAAATAAGGTTTTCTCCGACATTAATAGTCTTCAGTTGAGAACCTTCACGAATCAAAATAGAACCATTGATCGTAGAATAGTTCTTAAGAACTTCACGGGTTTGATTAGACAGTGTTACCTTATTCATTTAAACTCCTGGAGACCGTTTTGAGTACGAGTATAGTGACCGTCAAAGTGAAGTAGCAGCATGGCGTAATGAATAACTTTAAGCAGGTCTCGTTTGTTAAGCCCATCCTTATCGCCATATCGGCTGCCATACTTAAGGATGTTTGCTTGACAAAAGGGGGCGGCAAGCTTCTTAGCTGCCATCAAATCAATAGTTTGAATATCATCATACCCCTCTTCATCACCACAATAGTGACCGTGATAAGTACTGACTACATACTCTTCAATATCTTTGAGGATCTTTTCCTCGTTGTATTTCCATTGCATTTAAATCATTCCTCCGTTACATACTGTAGATCTTCATGATAGCACTCTTTGATTGTTCCGTCAAGTGTCTTCACGAAAAGTTTTGAATTGTGTCCGCCAAGAATCTTGACGGAACTGCCGTCCCGAAGGACGGCAATGTTACCAACGTAACCGTGAAACTCAGGCTTCTTCATTCTCTTCCACTGGAGCATCGTTATTGATATCGGCGCCAACGCTAGCGTCGATCTTGTCATACAGCTCCATGAAGCTGGACTTGGTTTCGTCATCGAAACGATTCACACAAACTTGAATCGCTTTCATACGCTTGCCGAAGATGCTGTAGGCACGGATGATGTGAGACAGACGACGGGTGCTGATCACTTCATCAACGCCACCTTCCTTGAAGGTCTTACGGATGATGTCTGCCCAAGCAGCAAGCTTCTCACAGAACTCTTCATCAAGACAACCCAGTTTGGCGGAAAGTTTTTGAAGGATCTTCTGCTCAGTCTTGGGAGCAGGATAGTCTTGCTCGAAGGTGAGAGCGAATCGCTCAAGGAATGCTTCGTTCAGAACGTTGGTGCCGATGAAGCGACCATCATCAGAACCTTTACCTTTGGTGTTGGCAGTGGCAACAATAGTGAACCCAGCGGCAGGTTTCACATAACGACCAGTCTTTTTCAGGAACACACCCTTACCTTCAAGGATCGACTGGAGACACAGGATCTTGTTAGAAGCAAGGTCGATCTCGTCAAGCAGAAGAACAGCACCACGCTCAAGTGCTTCAATCACAGGACCGTTATGCCACACAGTTTCGCCATTGATCAGACGGAAACCACCGATCAGATCGTCTTCGTCAGTCTCGATGGTGATGTTGACACGAATCAGTTCACGCTTCAGTTGAGCACAAGCTTGCTCCACACCGAAAGTTTTACCGTTGCCAGACATACCAGTGATGAACACAGGATAGAAAATCCCAGAAGAAATAATTTTCTTAACATCACTAAAGTTACCAAAGCTGACGAAGTTAGCATCTTTATCAGGAATCAGGTTTTCACGGTGGATCACAACATGCTCAACTGCTTGCTCGACAGGTTCGGCAGCAGGAGCGTTGTAAGTGTTTTCAATATCTTGGGCAGTCAGGTTCCAACGACCATGACCAGTCTTGTATTGCTCAAGACGCTTGGCAATGGTGGGATAAGAACTACCGAATTCATCGGCAGCAGCAATTACAGCGTTGCTGCCGAAGTCTTCACCAAAGTGGGTGGAAATGTAAGCGACGAGAGCTTCTTGTTCAATGTTTGCTTTACGAGCCATGATGAGTAATCTCCTTTGTGGACGAGGTAATTGTAGCAGGTGGGGAGGGAGCGTTTCCGCTCCCAGTGGACAGATTGGGAACTGGTCAAGCAACCAGAGTAGCGAAGGACGACAGAAGCTTTTTGTTCGTCGTCTTCTTCTTGAGCATAGTACGGAATGCCTTGCCGATGTCAGCAGCAGTGGCCTCTTCTTCAATTGTCATAGTGGTATCAACCGCCAGGTCATGGGAAGAAATCATGTACAGGGCATCATATCCCATGCCATTGATTTCATACGACTTTTCTTTACGCCAGACTTTCATGGCATCATCGGGTTCAACACCACCAACACTTTGGTAAAGAGACCGATACAGATAAGAGAAGTTGTTGCCACTACAGATTCGGAATCCAATCAAATTGACTTCAGGGAAGTTGTCTTTCAGATTCTCAAGAAGAATAGCAGTCAGATTACTATTCACGTTACCCATATCAAAGTTACGGTACACGTAACCAATCTTACGATCACGAAGAGCATTCACATGGGAAATATGATTTTGACCAATGTAATTATAAGATCCGTTTTGACGCTGAATATTCAGATCAAAAGCAAGATTGTTTGCTTCGCCATCGGTAAGAATGACAGCGTTAACTTTCTGAAGTTTGTTCCGAGTTTTGAACTGGGGAATGATTTGGTGAAGGGAAATAATTGCCTCGTTAAGAGGAGTGCCACTCAAATCCAGACCACTAGGAACACCATAGTGATGATAAGTAGCACCACTGTAATTAGAATCTTCACGGGCAGCAAGACGCCACAGATTTTGAATACAGTTGTCCAGCACTTTGTTATTAGCACGAGAACTCAGGAAGTTGAGCATTCGGAAACGACGATGAACTTCAATAGTTCCATCTTGCTTTTTATACAGTGACTTGGGAACAATATAGTTAGAGTCTACATAAGAGTTGCTCCACTCATAGGTGAAAGCATACACCTCAAAAGGAATCTGAACTTTCTTACAGAACCACACAAGGTTCAGCAGTTGCTTCACAGTATCCAAAAGATAATCATTCATCGAACCAGACCAGTCCAGAACAAACACCAGACCGTGATTCTTACCGTCAGGAATCACAGAAACCTTACGGAACAGATCTTCGTTGTACTTGTACGTGTGAAGTTTGCTGGTGTCAAGAGTACCAGTACGAGCAGTAGACATACGCTGGTAAGCATCTGCCGACTTCTTCATTTCAAACTCTTTAACCAGATAATTCACTTCCTTCTGTGCTTCGGCACGATACTTCCGATAGTCAGCATCGACTTCTTTAAAAGCATTTTCACGATACTGAGAAACATTAGCAACTTCGATGAAATGCTCATTAATGTAATCGTTGAGCATTTTGTAATCAGCGATCACATGATCCATCTTCAGTTCAGGACGTTCAATGTAAGTTGTTTCGCTGGCATAGTGATTGGTCAGTTTTTCTGCTTGTTGATCAAATGCTTGTTGAGTTTTAGAAACTTCTTCGTTCAGTTCCTCATTTGGTCCACCGCCACCAGAACCGATAGGAGCATCTGGTGCTTCGGCAGCACCACCGCCACTAGTTTGTTCTTGCTGAGCATCGCCACCAGGATTGGTCATCCCTTGACCTTCACTGGTCATTTGTTGTTCAGATTGACCAGCGGAATCTCCGCCACCTTGCTGACCAGCACTGGATTGAATAGAAAGCGACAGTTCTTCCTGTGCTTTTTCTTTCACGTATTTGTGAATCAGTTCACAGATAGTCAGCACTTGCTGGAAGGTTTCTGCACCTTCAATCATTTCAACAAACTGCTGCTCAAACTCATTGAACGGCATCTGAGCATAAGCACCAATCTTGAAGTGAAGATTGATACGGTCGATGAGTGTCAGATGATTCAGGTCTTCATCAGCAATGCCAAAGAAATCATCACGATTCAGTTCGCTGTAACCGTTGTAGAAAGTACGGGCGAGACCAGGAAACTTACGCTTCATCAGTTTCTCAATACGAGCATCTTCCACAACGTTCACATAGTCTTTAGGAACGTCGGCAATGCTACGCCAATCTTCGTTGGGAGTGTAGAGAGCATGTCCCACCTCATGTCCCACCAGAAGGTCGTATACGACCCCAGAAGCCCTGTCCCAGATCGGAAGGGTAAGGACACGGCGATGGACATCAAAACACGCTGTAGGCACCTTCTTGTGCTCAATGATGAGGTTTTCCGTTGCCAGCAGTTTGGCAAGAGTACCTTTGACTTCGTGGTTAACGGGCATTGGTTTCGTTTCAACTGAAGTCAGTATACGACAAAAAAAAGGAGGGTGTTACCCCTCCTGTGCCACTTCATTAACTGTCTCTCGGACGATGCTGAAGTTCTTAATTTTTTCACACTTCCATGTCTTATCAAACTTTTCTTCCATTCCTTCCTTGTGGGAAATAACGAATACATTTGTGTTCTCATCGAAGTTTTTGAGAATCCATCCTAGCTCACTGGTGCCAGATTGGTCAAGAGAACCGTCAAAGATTTCGTCAAGAATTAATAGATTAGTATCCACGCTATTCTTGAGCTTAGCAATAGCTCTCCAAGTAAGCAGAAGAGCAATATCGATACGAGCTTTTTCTCCCTCAGAAAAAGATTCATAAGAAAATGAGTCCCTATAACGTGATTTAATTGTTTCTTCAAAGCTTTCATTCAACGTGAAATTCACATAGAAGTCCATGTTTTGAAGATACTCATTAATGAGTTTGTTCATTACAGGAAGATAACGTTTGATGATTCTGGTTTTAATACCATTATCTTTTAGTAGTTGACTAGCAGCAAGAAGACAATCACGTTCTTCTTTAACAGCAATCATTTGATCTTTGGCTTCCTGTAAAGCTTTTTCTAAACCTTGAAGTTTAGAATCTTCTTCGTTACGATTGGAATTGTTGTTCTGTAGTTCAGAAATTTCTCGTTGAAGATCTTGAATTTGGGATTGGTATGAACTGATTTGAAACTGATGAATTTGAATGTCGTTAAAAAGACTAGTCCATTGTTGACTTAATTCAGTGAATTTAGATTCACGCTCTTCTTCTAATTTAATTGCCAACTCCATTTCATCCATGCCTTGTTTTAGTTCCTTTATGGAACTCATAATTTCAGACACTTTAGCATCCCGAAGGTCTTCGCTGATGTGCTGTGTACAGGTTGGACAAGTGGTATTCTCTGTAAAGAATTGATGTTCTTTTTTGTGGGTGGCAAACTTTTGTTGGATCTTACCACGAAGATTTCCAAGCTTCTTGAGTTTGTCAGTAGCATTATCAAAGTTGCTCATCTCTTTATTGAGAGCATTTCTTTGTTTGTCAAAATCTTTAAGTTTGACGTTGACTTCTTGCTCAAGACTTGTCAGGTGAACAATCTTATTATTCTTTTCCTGAATATCATTTTGATTTTGAAGATCCAGATTCACAATAAAGTTCTTCTGCATCGTGACTTTTTCTTGAAGAAGATCTATTTGATAGTCACGATCTTTGATATCATCGTTAGCAAACTTGAGCTTCTCTTTAAGATTAATATTCATCACCGAAAAGATTTGAATATCAAGAATGTCTTCGATGATTTCCCTTCGTGATGCCAGTGGCAATCTCATGAAAGGAACAAATGTAGAAGAACCAAGCACTACAATCTGAGTAAATGATTTGTAGTTCATCTTGAGAATATTCTTTTCAAGATAATTTTGATAGTCTGCTGTAGATGATGATTGATCTAACAGAACGCCGTTTTGCCAGACTTCAAAAATACCTGGCTTAATTCCCCGAATAATTTTAAATTGATTTTTGCCAGATTCAAATTCAATCTCGGTAACAAGATCAGAACCATTAATGCTATTCATAAGCATTGGTTTATTGATCTTTCTAAACGGTTTACCAAACAATGAAAACGTGAGGGCATCAAGAATGGTGCTTTTCCCAGCTCCATTAGTCCCAACAATCAGATTAGTTTTTGCTTGATTTAAATCAAATTCTGTAAAGGTGTTACCAGTAGAAAGAAAATTCTTCCATTTCAATTTTTTAAAAACAATCATACTAACTCATGTGGGGGAACAATAAAATCATCTTCTGTGATTATAGCATATTTTTGGTCTCGCTCTCGACAAGCATTAACAATTACTTCTTCTGGTATTTCAACAATTTGAAGTTTATATCTTTGTGTTTGAAATTCTAATTGCTCTTGGTATCTTTCGGCGTCATCCTCACACTCAAAGATTGGGATGATTTGTTCTCCATTAGTGTCATCAATAACAGAGAACACTCCTTCTGGTTTATCTTTAAGCGTGAGAATAAACATCATACTACTTCACAACTCTCAATATATAGTGTCTTCATAATGTTCTTGAGCTGATTTTTATTTACGGAAATTTCCACATCATCAATGTATTCATTTAAAAGAGAAAGAGTATCTTTAGCCTCAAGCTCAGAATCAACGTGTTTAACCGTATCTTTTTCAACTAAAGTTTCTACAACTTTTAGATCATGAACACCTACATCAAATAATGCTTCGATAGTTTTTTCAAACCTAAAATAATCAGTTTTGTTTTCTACGATAACCTTGACAAAAGTATTTGAATAGTCGTTGGGATTGACGCTGAAATTAGGATCAGCATCATCATAATAAATCTTTTGGAAAATTTCGTATGGGTTCTTGATGAATTGTAACTTATTGGATGACGGTTCATAAAGATGAAATCCTCTAGGATCTTTGTAATCATTCCAGAACATCTGGTATGGATTGCCAAGATAAGTTACGTTTCCTTTTCTTGACTTGTGATGAAAGTGTCCAGAGAACACTTGTTTAAATTTAATGAACACATCAGCATCCATACCACCTTCATGGAGCATACCAGGAGAAACCTCAAACCCATTGAGTTCAAGATGACCCATGACAATCTTAGCAGATGTTTGCTTAAGATGTTGATGAACCTCGTCTTCGTTTTCTGAGTTGATCCAAGGAAGCATACAAATATCTGTACCTTCAATATTTACTGTGGTTGGTTTAGAGTACACAGTAATGTTATCATAATCAGAAAGAAGAAGATCTGGGGAATTAATGTTATTAGTGTTTTTATAGTAGACATCATGATTCCCAGTAATCATATGAAGAGTAATGCCAAGCTCACGGATACGATCAAAGTAATGGCGGCGAATACGATTCCAAACATTAAAATCAATACCCTTACGATTATCGAACGTATCTCCGAGGTCGATAATAGTTGATACCCCTTTCTCTTCAAGAGTTGGAAAAAATACCTCATTATAAAATTCTAAAAAATATTCCCAGAAAATAACGCTCCCCTTTCTTCCATCAAGATGTTGATCGGTAATAAGTGCTACTGTCATTATCTTAAAAACATTTTTTTAAAGGGACATTTGCTTTCTGATTTGGTGCTGTTAAAAATAAATTTATTTGAGATGTTTGGAAAAATTCTTTTAACATTTAAATTTTGTCCAATTCGACGATGTACTTTATCAGGAATACTATCTTGACGAACTAATTTAATATCATCATTTAAGTTATTACTGTAAAAACAAATCTCAAATATAGGATCTCCTCTTTTAATAGTAACTGGAAGATTTTCATTTATAACTTCAACGGAAAAATTTATAGGTCTATTCCACCTAGAAATATTCCACCACCCAGAAAAACCAATGAAGTTATTATTTAATGCTGTCAGTGGATGTGGTCTAGATTCAATCCATATATTTTTATGGTCTGTCCAAAAAACAAACACTGGAGCAGTAAATTGAATTATAGTTTGATTCTCAAAGAAACACATATTTTCATGTAGAATTCCTTCAGGCATTTTTTTAGATACCACAGGAAATTGTTTTTTCTTATCTATTGAGAATTCTATATCATAAACACTTTTAGCTAAGAAAGTTCTTTTAGCTTTATGTGTCCAAGCAGGGCATTTTGAATAAGGTTGATTATTATCAATACTATTCAAAGAAGGTTCTAAATCAAACCCAATATCTTCTAAAGAAAATATAGAAGCTGGGTGAACGCTAGAAAAAGAATCTAATGCTTCCGTAACACAATAATTAATTATTTTAGTCATTGTCTCTTATTACGAATTTCTAGATTTTCTTTAATACCAGACATATCAGAATAACTTTGATTTAGTCCTGCCATGTCTCCTTCAAAACTTTCGGTATACATCACATGGTCGTATCCACTACGCTCAAGGATCTTAGTTTTAATTTCTAATTGCTTTTTCTCTTTAGCGATTCTACGTAGGAAAGCAAAGTAGATTACCTGAGTAAAATAGGCAAAAGGATTACTTGATTTTTCTGGATCAAAATTGTGAATGTATTGTAAACAATTTTCAATACCGTCTGAGATCATCTCATCACGGAACATGTAGTTTACAAAGTTGGGCTTGTAAGACAAGTGGGTAGCAATCTTCAGAAAACAGTCGCCAATGTAATTTGGAACCCGAGGCTTCGGAAGACCTTTCTCTTTTGCATCAAGAACTTTTTTCCTGTATACGCTAATAGCCTCTAGAAAATCTTTGTTATTGACGTAATTCTCTGTTTTCTTTTTTGCCATGATACATGTCTCTATCCAAATTGTTATGGTATCAGTATAGACCATATTTACGGGTTTGTCAAGGGGGGTTGACAAAACCTCAGAAACCCAGTAGAATAACTCTGTCAGGGTTCAAGAGAAATAATATCTTTAAATACTTTAAATTACTTAAGATTTTTTATAGATCTCTTCAAGAAACTTTTTAGTTTCCTTTACTGATCCTAAGTAACCCATCTGTTTACTAAATTTATTAGGTCTAACTTTAATGGGATCATCTGATTCAAGTGATGATTCTTCTAAAGGACCATCATTAAGATTGTTAAGATAAAACATTTCAATTCTTTTATCTAACTCTGTCATAGTAATTACTTGTTCCATTTTAATTACAAATAGAGAATCATATGTGGAATGTATCCAATCTTTTAGTACAAATCCATCAAGAGATTTTCCATTCTTTTTTTGAGATAATTTCTCTACTAACATAGGATTCTCTACTAGTAAAGAGTTTTCATCTGGTAGGTAACATACTTTAGCTATAATTTCCTCACCAGATGTTAACTTTATGGTAGAGAAGAATTCTTCTTCCATCATCTTAGATTTACCTTAATAATTTCGTATTTAAAATTTTCTTCTTGATAAATTTTAATTCTTTCTTGAAGGTGTCTTAAAGTATAATTTTGTTTTGTGTTAGAAGAAATATCATCAGCAATATCATAAAGAGTAGCTATTTCTTTTCCTTCTCCCTTTCTAAGTACTCTTCCAATACTTTGGAGATTCCTGATACGAGATTTAGATGGTGAAGCAAATATAATATTATGAAGACGTTTAATATTAATACCAGTGCTAAACGTTCCGTAGGAAGCAATAATAATAGCATTACTTTCTTGTTCAGTAATTTTTCTTACCTCTTCACGGTCATCTGTATCAACTGATCCGTGTACAAAAAATACTTTACGGTTTTCACCGACCGTACTATTTATGAGTTCGTATAATGGTTCACCATGTTTTTCCACATAGTTAAACAAAACTAATGTGTTGCCATCGAGATCATTGACAAGATTTTTAATCAGATTATTTCTTTTCTTGTTTGTGACAAGATAATCCATTTCCTGATGGTAATCTTCAAAGTACTGATACTCGTGCTTACACAGAAGAATCTTAATACGAAGATTGGATAGATGTCCTTTTTTAATTAGATCATCAGTCTTCGTAACTTTCTCAC